AGCGGTCATACGATTATTAGCGTCGCTGTATGAGTTCGGCTCAGTGAGATTAATGCTGTAACTGGTGTTTTTTACGGTAAATGTAGCCGGTTGTGAAATAACTAATTCTGTATCGCTATTAACTCTATCCACCATATAAATAAAATTAGCATTACCATTTTTAATTAAAATAATGGTGCCTGAGCGAATAGCAGGATTATTTACGGTCCATTTAGTTCCTGTGCCAGAGACAATAGTAGACCCTGACACTGTGCTAACAGTGCCTGTTGTGTATATCATGATTTATTTCCTAAATTTATTTTTTTATAGGTGAATTATCTTTGCAATATATTTTGTCAAACATATCAGGGTGAACCCAACCGCCTTGCCATAAACCTGCTTTACCGTATCCGAAATACATATTATTATCATTATTATAGCGACTTAATTTAAAACTCTGATATTTTTCAATAGTCTGAATTTTAATTAAACCAACACACTCCACTGTCTGATAATTTATAGGTTTTCTATCAGCACAGCCTGAAATAAATACCGCAATAGATAATAAAATTATTTTTTTCATAATACCTTCTTAATATCGCTCACATCTATTATTAAGCAAGTAGATGGAAATCTAGATAAATCACGATTTGCACTGCCTGTGCTCCAAAGAACAGCTTCTTTATATCTTACTTGTAACGTATTTCCCACTCTTTTAATAAAAGTATCCATCCAAGCCCCTTCAAATCCATCCTCCCATATTCCTCCCATTCCGCCACCAAAAACGAAAGCTAAATCTTTTATATTTGGTAATTGATAATCAATATCTTCTTTCCATGATGCAATAAAATATCCTACTATTTTTAGCACCCCCCAATTAGAGTTATAAACAGTCTGTTTTGTACTACTATTTTTTATAACGACTCCATATTTTTCTTTAAAAATATTATTAGGAAAATCACCAAATTCAAATACATCAACACTACCCGAAGAGTCATTATAAGGTTGGGATATCTGGATATTTTTGTCACTTCCTTTTATGGCTCCCCCAATAACTTTAACAAAAACATTGTTAGGTGATACAGCAAATAACTTTGTAGATGAATGTGGGGTGTTCGGTAATTCAGTATAATATCCTTGATTTCCAGATACTATCCCGCCTTTCATTACAACAGTCTGCTTTCTAATACAGTTCATAACCGTATTAAAGCTATCTATTTGAACATTGCGATCCTTTCCTTTTATAATAATGCCATATTTACCCATCAATATACTCCATAATATAACCTAATGATGTCATCATATATATCGATTAGGCCATTTCTATAAACATTATCGAGTTCAAGAATAATTACCCCGTTATTAATATTTAAAGTAACATCTCCGGCTAATCCTCTCATAAAGGAAGTCCCAAACCAAGCAAATACTTCTCCATATTTATTTAGATCAGAATGGTCATAACTAAAGGTTTTTTTAGTCATAAGTGGTATAGGAGTAATATCATGCCAACCAACAATTCGGCCGACTCTATCAGATGTATTTAATAAATTAATTCCATATTTTTTAGATTTGATTACCATTCCATAATTATCGCTCATTTGTGATATCACCAATAATAACAACGTTATACCCAGTTTCATCTTTTACATATAAATTTTGATTGGTTAATGTTGTTCCGCCATTACCACCATACATTTCCAGTTTGTTATTTTTAACGTCAATAATAAATCCAGATTTACCAGGCACATAATTATCTGATCTTATTGACTCTGAAAGAACCATTTCACGAATAGAAGCCTTATCTAAAAACGCCTCTTTGATAAAGAACTGCCCGTTTTTGGCATACATGAATAATTCCATCTTGCCATTTACAGGGTTATACCAAGCAAAGTTATTCGCGTTATAGCCAATGAAACTTTCAAGCTTGCCGTTTTTAACCTGAGCACTAATTACTTGCCCTGCTGCATTGTATTTCACGTTGTTATGAACAATCGTAATGTTGATGGAATGGGTAACTACACCGTCACCGGTTTGACTAAATTCAGCCTGCATTTTTTGGTTAATCATGCCCTGCTGTTTGCCGAATTGCGCTTGTACCTGCTCTTCGGATTTAGCCATGGCTTTATTCGTTTCAGATATCGCCTCTTTGTTAGTCGCAACATCTGCACGAATACGACCGACTTCTTTATCTGTATTGCCTAACTTCTGGTTGGTATCATCAATGCGTTTATTTGTTGCATCATTGGTTGTTTTTAACTCTGTGCGGATCTCCGTAGTTGTTTGTCCGAACGCCTTGTTTAACTCGGTTATTGATGTCTGGGTCTCTTTAATAGCAGACTTGTTTTCACCAACAGCAGAATAAATTTCGTTGATTTCCTGCGCCCATGCTTCATTATCAGAAACTCGGAGTTGTTGTAGTTGAGTAATACCGGCCTGCGCATTAGCAGAACGTTGCAATACATCCGTAGAGAGCGAGTAAGTGGCGTTTGTCAGTACCGCAATAGACTCCGTATTCCATTTCAGTTCTTCGCTGAGTTGTTTGAAAGCCTCCGTTTCTCTAATCGTGTTATCTAAATCATCAAAAATATCTGTGGGTAGCGAAACTGGAACACCAGAAGCTTCTACGAAAACAGATTTACCGTAGCTATTGATTGTTCTGATATAGAAATAATACGTGTGGCCAGCTTTTAAATTCTCTTGCGTCCAGAAATTCCCTTGACCAACTTTGTTTGTTTTGGTGATCACCTCATTTTCAGAAAGATTAGCGAGTTTCTTTTCACTAAACCAAAACTCAAAGGTATAACCAAATACAGCGCTATCGCCCTGCCTTGGTGATGCTGTTAAACTGAACATACCCGGTGTTATTTCAACGCCAATCGGTGCAGGCGGTGCCTGAATAGCAAAATCACTGATAGCGGGCGCAGACATGGCGCCGGCCACATTAATTGCTCTCACCTCAACACGATAAGTGCCTCGAGTTAAACCATTAATATCAACACGCTCACCCGGCACTTGAATAGACTGAATGACTTTGCCGTTTTGAAGAATATTAACAGTGTTATAGCGAATATCAGATGCCACGTTCTGCCATGAAATATATCCCTGAACAATATCCGTAACAGAGAGGGGAACAAAGGCCAGATTAATTGGTGCGGGTACACCACCAGTGGGTAATTTAGTGAATGGGGGCCTAACAAAAGGTTTACTGGCTAAGTCTTCATAGATATAAGGACCATCTTCTTCGAGAGTAATCTCTACCCCCTCTGATGGGTGAAATTTCCAATCAGCAATACGAAATTCTAAATCACTGATCCCTAATGAAGGTAACTCGAGCTTGATAACATCACCAGGGCGATACGCATAGCCATCTAAATTCATGCGTAATTGAATACGACGACCGGCACGTTTTTTACGTAAATAAAGATTGGCTAGTCGATTGGCTTGGTATGGACTGGTTACAAAACGGTAGTCCATATTTTCTTTAATTTCTAAGCCGTCTTCTTCTATCCACTCCTCAATAACTACGGGTTCAAAATCAGTTTTGTTATATTGTTGCTCTGCATCAACGAAAGTACCGTAAATCGCATTAGTCGCATCACGCAAAGAAAGTTCCGGTGTCACCGTTACCGTATCGATAATTTGTGACTCATCAATTGTGAGTAATGCAGGCCCATTATAAACCTGCATCAAAATACCGTGCTTACCTGCAATATAGGTCGGTTCGCCGGCAATGCATTTATGCATCATCTCTAATACAGAAGCGGGACTCTCTTCAAGTTCATAGGCACCATTTAATGTATATCGAGGCTCACTTTTTCCATCAGGCGTTTGTACGGTTTCATCACAAATATCTGCTGCGACTTTAAATGCATTCCAATCAATATCAGAGTCCGGAACCCCCAAATAGTGACGGTAATAATCTAATATGACCAAAGCACCATTATTTGACCACGCTGTTTTTTCGGTACGGGGATCATAAATTTCTTTTCCCCATAGTTCACTTTTAACATTAGGCACACCATAAGGGAACTTTTCTTGATCAAAGCGTAATGTTAAGCGTAACCATGCAAGCCCTCGACCAATCATATCCTCTTTCCATGAAGGGGCATGTTTTAATAGGTATGGATCCGCCTCAGTTCTACCGTTATGAAATTCGTATTGTGCGTTGTCGCCTAAATCTTCAATTTTGTCATCATTGAAATAAATTTGACCTAATTTATGAATGGGATGAGAGGCTATGGCTAACGCCATGTAGAGTTCTTCATTTTCGTCTTGTTCGCCCTCTTCCTCTTCAGCAAAGAAAAGCAAACCTGACATCATTGTTTTACCTACAACGACCGTTTCTGGTGCTGATGCTGAACGCAACATCTGTTTACGTTCGGACTGATCCCGATAGCCTGAGCCGGGCACCTTATCTTTAAAGATAAACGCACTTGCAGCTTGAACAGCAATGCCAGCAACAATTAATGCAGTCCCCAAACCACCCGTAGCAATAACACCTGCTATCATTAAGCCCGCGGAGACAACGCTTGTGACAGTCTTACCCATTTATTGTACTCTCCATGCTTTTTTTGGTTTATTGCTCACCGCACGAACGCCATCTGTTGAGACAGCCCATAATTTACCCGCCCATAACACCCCTAACGTTTCCCCTTCGTCACCCTCGAACATCACAATGTCACCACGACCAGCTTCATTTGTTGGAATTTCATCAAAAAAACGGCTCACGGCTCCGTCCAATGTTCCAAACTCTTTTTGTAACACTCTGAATGCGCCAGTTTTTGTTTTATAACGCCCACGAATACGTTCGCAGGGATCGAAATTACAAACGGCTATGACACAGTCAGAAGCAAACAAACAACAATCATGTTCACCCCATACGAAAGGGCGATTAATGGCATTTTTCAAAGTTTCAGGTAGGCGAGTAGTCCATTGAGGGTGTCTCATGATTTTCTCCAGACAATAAAAAACCCGCCGAAGCGGGTCATAGATAACATTCTGTGTTTATCTCATTCAAAATTTAATGATTTCTGTAGATAGGATTGTGTTTTTTCATCATAGGTAACGACTGTTAAGTATGGTTTTCTTATCATGGCGCCAAACCCATTTTTTGCATCAACATACGATTTTATTTGAAATGAGCATTGACCTGCTGGATAAATTTCAACTTCAGTATAGTGTGGGAACTTTGCCGAAGATGGCGATTTTAAGGTATTCCTAACCATATTTGTTGATGCTAAATAAGCACGCTCTTCACTATTGCAATAATCTATTTCTTTTTTCTTGTCACCAGAAATAAAAGTTAAAAACAAATAGAATAATGGCGCTGCTATTAAGATGAAAATAAAAGTATATAAAAAACTATTGGAGCTATTAGAAGGCTCATTATTTTCAATATAAAGCTTACCACCATCAATAAGAAATTTTTCTAAGCTTTTATTTTTTATAAAATAAATAACCTTATCATCATCACCAAGACGAATAATTGCTAAGTTATTCTTCGTCATAGAAAGGAGTATCGAACTGGCTTTATTTGTATCAATATCGAATGATAGTGCCAATTCTTCTGGTGTTATTTTTTCTATATTAAGTAAAAAATAAAGTATATTGCTTTCACACTCCAACATATATCCACCGACTAAATATGTATATGTTTATTTATAAATAAACGCAGGTGCATTTTTCTTGCTACCCCAATAAATGGCCCGATCAGCCATCTGCGCCACATAGCGAAATATCCTATCTCCTTTTTTGCGTTTAGACCATGATTCGTCAGTAAATCTGTCGGGTAGCCCATAAGACCAGCGTTCAAATCGATTAGAAACGGTGACAGCTATTTCATTTTCTTCACCTGTTGTCACACCAATGGTTGATATTTGGCCTGCAAATAAAACCTCAGCAAGTGCAGGTTTTGCCTCCTCGTTTAATGCAACTAACATCAACTGTGCATTTCGACCTCGAACCCGTTCATTCATCACCTCTCCAATTAATGAAGAATCAAAACCTGAGAGTTTCATAATAAGCTGTTGTGGGCTTGTGGTCATATTTTCCCCCACAGACTCAATGGCACCAAACTGACCAACACCTTGGTAAATTTCACCTGCAATAATGATATTACCCACACCGGTATGTGCGCGCACCACGCCTGATTTAAGATCTAAACGAGAGGCAACAACCAAATAATATCCTTCATTAATTGCCTTAACCATGTCATTACTAAAGGGATGATATTTCATGTTAATGCCTCCTCGAATGATAGAGAAGTGCTGGTCAGTATGCCTGGTTTACGTTGGAAATTTCCCTGATCATTACTGGTTAATTTAAAAATGCCGTAGGGTACTTCATTTTCTATCAAATCATTTACTGCAGGTGCGTAACGCAATATGGGGGCAATAGGAATTGTTGCATTTCCTTGTGCATCACTGATCACATTCGCTGTCACACGCTTCAGTTCATCATTTACAGTGATATAATCACCAATGCGTAAAACAATGCTATTGGGTAACCAGTCTTTACTCTCTAATAGTTTTCCAGATTGGTTAGGTTGGCTAACTTTAGGTTTACCGCGTTGAGTTAAACCAGAACGCGCCCAATCACTAATTTTCACTCGACCACTCTCACCATCTAACTCAGCAACAAATGCCTCTAAAACCCTTGCTTGCTCATCAGTCAAATTATTAAATGACATACTGCATCGCCAACGCGAACCAGGGAAGCGCACGGTCTGCACACTTCCTGTAAAGGTTGATGTAAAGGTTTTGCTGTTACTCACGAGTTGCCAACTCAGCGTGGTTGGCACGATGGAGCGTGGCCACGATAATATCGTTGCCATTTATCGTAGATTCCTTCTTAACGTTCCATTGGTTTGAAAGTCTCGCATAATGTCAGATTTAGCTTTTGAAGCGCCTTGCTCAGCTCCTATTCTTGCTGCTTCCTGCATAGCTTGATAAAGCGCTTCATCGCCATTACCTGTTACATGAAATGTTTGATGAATAATGGTATCACCTGAAGCGGTAGAGTTACTTCCGGTTGCTCTAACGCCTAAAGAGCCATCAGGTCCACGTTTTAAAGGCATGATCGCCTCGCTTCCAGCTTCCCCCATCAGACCAAGATTAGGCGTACCACCTTTTGCAAAGGCAAATAACGTTGGAGAGCTCACAACTTGATTACTATATTGGCTGAGGCTTGGCGAGCTGTAAACATCCCCTTTGGCGTTCGCTTTTACACCCACCTTACCCGCTTTAGCACCACTTGTTGCACCACCACTCCCCGCAAAACCACCCATCAATCCAGTCAATGCGTTGGTAATTTGAGCTTGAATAGCGATACGAATAAGATCAGAAATGATTGAACTGGCTAATGAGGAAGAAAATTCTTTAATGCCTTCTGAAAAAGATTTTGTTCCCATTAGCATACCAGTCATTGCATTGGCGGTTCGTTGTTCAACTGCATCAACTAAATTCATCTGCATGCGTTGCCACATGCCTTGAGATGCGTAAAACTCTTTACTTGATTGATACTGTGCTTCTTTTGACTTATTTGTAGCGGCAATAATCAATTGCTCATAGCGCTCTTTGCTCACTAACCCATCTTCATAATAAGCCTGATAAAGCGCTTTTTGTTCTTCTAGTTGGTTTCTGAGTTGAATAACGGGATCTATTTCACCAAGGATGCTGATATTCGGGAGAGAAATACCTTTTGCTTGCTCTGACAGGCGGTACTTAGACATATCTTTGTCCATCTGCATCCGCGCGTATTGGTATTCTTTTTCTGTTAACAATCTCTGTTCAAACAGAGACTTCAACTCTTTTGTCATTTCTTGTTCATTACGCAACGAGGTACGCATCGGTGAATATTTTTCTGCTAACTCTGCACGCTGTTTCATGTGGTTTTCAGCATTGAGTGTTTTTAATCGCTCATATTCCGCTTGCTTCATACCACCAGCTTTTAAGCTTTCCTGAAGCTTGCGCATCGTCTCAGACTCACTTAATGATATGCGCTCTAAGCTGGTTGCGTGCTCTTGCTCTATTTGCATACGTAATTGATGGTATTGACTAACTTTTTGTTTAGAGCCTGAAACTAGATCATTCCCCCCATCATTTCCACCACCTCCGCTGTCACCTGCTGGTTTGTCCTCTTTCAATTCAGGAGGCTTTTCTCCATTAAGTAATCTTTTTTGAGCTTCTATTGCAGCTTCAAGTGTTTGTGATTCAATTTCCTTATTTTTTATAATATCTTCTAGTTCACTTTTTAATTTATTTTGTGTAGCTTTTGCTTCATCAGCCGATTCATACCATGTATGAGCCCACCCAAAAAAACCTTTCCCCCTTTTTTCCAATAGTTGTATTTTGGTATCGCTATAACTCTCCAATTGATTTTTAACTATTTTTTCTTGCTCTTCTATATTCTTTAGGCTATCCCTCACATCATCTATCTTTACGGCCAGTTTGGCTTGAGATAGCCTCATTAACTCATCTGTTGTTTCGGCGACAGCTCTTTTTAAATTAAGAGCGCTATCTCTGGCCTCTAAAGCCTTATTGTGAAAATAATAGATTGCAGAACCAGCAAGCATAGCTGCACCCACTGGCCCCCCTAAAGCAGAATAAACGCCCTTCAATGCCATGCTCGATGCTCGCAACGCCCTTTGGCTATATGAAAGCTGGTTATTTGCTGCGATAAGTCTCTGTTTTCCTATTGCTTCTTGGCGATCCGCTTCTTTTATTTGTCGGCTTAATGTTAAATATCTGCTCTGGTAATCTGCATTAACGCCACGCTGTCTCATCAATACAGATTGAGTTGCTAGTTGTCTTGACTCTTGTTGAGCTTGTTCTCTTGATGCTTTTGCTGAATCGATGGTTGCTTGAGCCGTTTCCCTCATTTGTTTCGCATTATTTCTCACTGCAGCTTCGTTTTTCACCCATTCTTTGGTTTGCTCTTGAAGCCCTCGGGTCATTCTGGCACCAATAACAGGTAAAACTGCATATGTGCCTACGTTAACCAATGTGGATAAATTATTTGATAACGTATTTATGGCATCTGATGCGGATTGAATGCCTGTTCTTAACGGACCATTTGCCGATTGACCCGCTTTAATGGCGAGCCCTTCAAACGCACTCGCTAAATTTTGTAAATCACCATTAAGATTATTAGTACGCTCTTTGGCTTGCTCATAGGCGGTTTCGGTACCCGTAAGTGCCTTAGTAAGCTCTCGAACCTTATCGGTGTTTTTACTCAGTATCATGGCAGCATTAACATTTTCTCGACCGAATATTTTTGTTAACGCAGTTGTGCTGTAGTTTTTTTGTGCTAAGTTTTCCAATGCAGTTGTCATTCCAACCACTGATGGTTTGAGCTTTTTGTCAGTACTCGATTCTAAAATTAAAATCATGTTGCGCAATGCCGTTCCTGCATCAGCGCCCTTAACTTCACGCTCCGCCAACGTTTGGATAACTGCGTTCATTTCTTCAAAAGGGACTTTAGCTTGAGCGGCCGCAACACCTCCTTTTTTAATCGCCTCTGCAGTCTCATTAACTTCTGAAGCGCCATATCGAGAGCCTGCTGCAAGCACATTAATATAACGATCGGCATCCGATACTGATGCACCGAACTGATTAAGCGATAAGGCCAGTGTTCTAGTTGCATCTGGTAAGGTAGTACCTGAAGCTTGAGCAAGAATTAAGGAGCTTTTTGTTACATTAATCAGTCCTTCACTTGTTTTCATCAGCTCAGGCTTGGACGCTGCCATTAATTTAATAGCTTCTGCCGCCTGCATAGCACTGTATTGTGTTGTTCGCCCCATCTCTTGAGCCGCTTCATCAAATACTTTTAGCTGATCACCCGCAGCACCGGTAATTGCCGCTAAATCAGAAAGCGCTTGTCCATATTGACGAGAAATACCTAAAATACTCCCGATAGAAAGACTCACCCCGCCTACCATCGCTAACGATCCCGCAACCTGCTTAACTGATGTACCAATAGAATGAAAGCTATCTGAAACATCTTTAGCATTTTGTTTTGCTTTTCTTGAGAAGCGCTCTGTTTCACGTCCTGCGTGATTCATCGCATCAGTGATATTACTGCGGAAACTAGCGTCATTCAGCAATAATCCAACACGTAAATCGGCTAAATTGGTGGCCATAGTTATCTTCCTATCATTTTCATTACGTCAGCACATTGCTGCTCAACTGATTTAGTGGTGCTTACGATTTTGGGGGAGTTTTCCGAAGCGGGAGTGCTCTCTGATGGCGGTATCACACTTGATTTTTCATGTTTGAGTGTGAAGTAAGCCTGCCAGCCCAATAAGGTATTGGCAGGCAAGTTAAGAACACGAAAGGGATCGATTTCCCCTAACTCTTCGCAAAGCTGATAAGCAAAATAGAGTAGAGGACTATCGGTTAGTTTTTTTTTGCCTCCTCTAGAGTGCCAATAGAGTGTTTTTTCACAATATCAATTGCTTCTATCAATATTGCGTTATCATGAACGTTAACCAGTTCTTCTGGTTTAGGTAATAATGATTTGTTTATCGGCTTGCCGTCATCATCAACGAGGCAATTGAGCAACATACTGACATTTTTTAGTGACGATTCGCGAAATTTCCCCTGACGATTTAAATCAGAGACATCCGTTTCAAGTTGCATCAGCTCATTGGCTGTCATACGACGAATATTCACTTTCACACCGCATAAGATTTCCACTTCAATAATCTGTGGCTTAGCGGTGAGTAAAGAGGCTTTTAATCCTTTCATTAATCATTTCCTTCTGTCGGTGGTGTCACTGTAGAGGTTCCCCAAACTAAGTTATTTTGTTTACCTTTTACGGTGATTTGAATAGCCTCGTTAGCAGGAGCTGAGACGTCATTTAATTCCCAGCCTGACAATGAAAGGATCATGGTTGCCGTACGTTTATTAGGAAGCTCACAATAGAACTGTACCGTTTCACGCTTTTCTGCTGCATTCAGAAATGCAACAAAATTTTCATTTTCTGGATCATCAATAAAGCCTAACGACTTTTCAGGCCCTTCTGGTAAGTCAGAAATAAATTGCTTGTTTTTATCAATTAAAACGGTGACATCAACAAAGCTACCTGATTGACCGGTGGCACCTAGTGACTTACAGTTAATGAGTGGCTTCATTTGCTCGGCGGTGTCACCCACTTTACCAAATTTAACAATAGTGCCTGCCGGTAGCATGGCGTATTCTGGCGATGTTTTTTGAACTGCCATAATTTAAGCTCCTAGAATAGGTTTATTTAAATTGTCTGAGTGCGTCTCTGATTTCAGAAACGAGAACTTTGAGTACCGCTTGTTTGTTGTAATCCAAAGCTGGGCGAATAAATGGATGGGCGATTTGCTTAATGGTGCCAAATTCCTGCGCTCTCGCTTTCATATAGTGTTTTTTGGTGGGTCCTACGGTAATTAAAACCGCTCCTTTTGTTTTTTTACTGCGTGAAGAGCGTATTTTTATGCTGTCACGCATATGTTCGCTTGCTACTGTTTCATCAAACCCTGCATGTGTTTTCATATCCTCTAAAACAGGCACCATAGCTGATTTCCCTGATTGACGGAGGATATTAATTTGGACATCTTTCTCTAATCGCTGTAATACCTCTCCTAATTCCCGTAATCCCTCAACTTTCATGGTGATGTTCATGATGCGTCCTCGGGATAGGTGATAATGAAATCACGATAAATACGATAAATTTTGCGATTTTCTGTTTGTTCGATCATGTCCTGCTGAAAGTTACCCCGCTGAACGGTTTGCACGGGATAATTTCCAATATAACCATGCACAACAGACTCCCATTCGCGACAAAGTTTAGATTCAAGCATCAGCGCTTTGGGATAATCATCAGGTATTTGAATAACGATTTGAAAACGGGCTTGAACAAGTGAGGTGTGGGCTAATCCAGCGTCTATCTTGGGGTCGCTAATTCGTTGATAGATAACCCCCTCTAATTTATCAGAGGGGAGTTTTAACGGATAAGCTAACAGCCCCGTAATACGCTCCAGATCGGCTTTAATATCAACTTCTATCATGTTGTATATTCGCCTCCGTGGTAATAATGGTTCTATCAGCCTGATTTCGGTCAACAGCGCGTACAGTAAATAGTCGCCCCTGATAGCCTACCAACCACCCCATATCAACATCAGAACGAGTGCGAATAGTGAAATGATAGGTTTCAATTACCTGATCTTGGTCTGCGGTACGGATCTTACGGTTCGACATCGATTCGGCTTTGGCCCATACCTCAGCCACTTTCTTTGAAACAACTTTTTCACTCCCTAAATCATCACGTTCTGTAACATAGTGAGAAAGGGAGATGCGTTTATTGAGTTCACCTGCCAGCATTATTTAATCCTCATCGGTGAAATACGATAATCACTCAATAAATCATAAAATCCTTGTGGTACTTTCTTTAATTCTCTTGTGTCATACCAAAAGCCGACAGCGAGCATTAATGCCAGTTTAATGATGGGAGTAATAATCAATCCCTCTTTATCTTCATCAGGAATATCAGTTTCATACAGATTACGATTTAAATAATTACTGGCTTTTTCCTTTGCTGCAGTCAAATACCCAAGTAATAGAGGATCTTCATCATCGATATCGATACGACACTGAAGGCGCAACTCTTCAATTGTAGGTAATTGCATGTATCCTCCTTAATCCTGCGACCTATCCCGATCGCAGGCACAAAAAAACCGCAATTAAGCGGTATACATGAAACTGAGATATATAAACTCAGATTATTTAGTGGCTCCAGCTTTCAGTAACTTCACAGCATTACTGTCAACCAACATAGAGCCAACACGTTTTGTTGTATAAAAATGCACAAACGGTTTGTTGGTGTATGGGTCACGTAACATACGAACACCAATACGATCAAGGATAGTGTAACAGCGGTTGAAGTTACCAAAAGCAATCGGCACAGCATCAGCAGAGACATCAGAAAATTGCTCATTTTCTGCAATGCCATACCCTAATAATGCAGAAGGTTGCCCTAATTGCAGACCGGGTTGCCACAAATAATTACCTTGAGCATCTTTCAGTGTGCGAACTTGGAATAATGTATTGTTATTCATCATAAATTTAGCACCTGTACGATAAACCTTTCGCATGGTGTAAATCAATTTCATGATTTCATCCGCCGTGATTTCTGTCGGTTTTTTCAATAACAAATGCTGTAACTTACCCCATTCACGCTCTTTGTCGCCTTTATCGTCACTGCCGTATGCCAACAGACCTTTAGGCTTTTTAATACCGTCACCGTGGGTAAATACCGCTTCTTCCTGCTCAGCAAATTCTGTGGCTAACTCACTGGTGATGAATTGCTCAACATTAAAAAAGGCATCATCGAGCATAGTTTGAGTAGCAGCAGGGTTGCCGTAGATTTCACCCCAGAACGGTTCAATAGACGCGAGTTTTGATGTGTTGGTTTCGGGGCGTTTGTCCACTTCACCGACCCAACCACTATTTGTGCCACCTTGATTAATCAGGCGTTTAAACTTCTCTGTGCCAACCGTAATCACATTACACTCTTGGCGCATAACCACTTCATCACGCAATGCCGTAATGATATTACGATCCAGTTCTTCGGGTACCGCATAACCGCCGTCAGGATCTGAACCGACCTGCATTGCTTTACGCTCTAATTCCGCAAGGCCATCATCTGTACCTTTACGCACAAATAATTCAAACGCGGTTTTATGCTCAGAGACATCTTTATTCGTCACGTTACCATCTGGGCGTTTTACTGAAGCAAGTTCCGCTTCTAAATTGCTTTTTAATTCATCCAGCTCTGATAGTTTTTCATTTAAGGTATCAACGGTTGCTGATAACTTACTTTTTTCAGCTTCAATCGCATCGATACGTTTATCATTCGACTTTTTAAATTCATCAAACTGACCTTTTAATTCCTGCGCAACTTCACTGACGTCTTTATGATCAATAGCCATAATTTTTCCTTTATTATTTAAAAATAGATTTCAATGTTTCTAATGCTTCTTGCTCAACATCACGCAGAGAAAGTGCATCATAGCCTTTGGCCATAAAAGCCTTGGCTTGTGTTCGCGAAAGCCCAACATCGCGCAGGACTCGCTCAATACTTTTTTGTGTGGGTAATTCACCACGAGCAAATGCCGACTTCACATCACTGACTCGCGCTTCATCATTGGAAGGAAATGTCACTAAGCTGACTTCCCATAAGTCGATTTCTTTCAGCAGAAAAGCATCTTTACTGCGGTCATATTCATAATCTTTAAGAATGTAACCAATAGAAAGACCCGAGAGTGATCCGGCTTTCATATGAGCATGTGCTCGTTTAGATAAAGGGTCGTCATCAATTAATAGGCGCCCTTTCACATAAAGCCCAGTACTGTCCTCTCTCATCTCGGTATAAATACCAATAGGCTCGGCCATTTGGTGTTGCCAAAGTAAGGCAGGTAATGCACCTTTTTCTTTCCACTGACTCAGGGAATTAAGAAAAGCCCCCGGCATCACAATATCGGCATAACTGTCTTTTACCCCGAAAACGGAGCCGTAGCCTTCAAACTCGCCAGAATCACTAACAGACTTAATTTTCAATGGCACATCAAGCCGTTGTTTGGTCATCATCGGCATGCGTTTTCTCCTCTTGTTTTTGGGTTTCTGGTTTAGTGGTCATGTTCATCGGTGTGAGATAAATATCACCACCCTCACGAGGATTTAACTCTTCGAGTTCACGACATTCATTAGGCGAATAAATCCCCCAGTTAATGCCTGTTGAGTAGGCTTCAAATCGCGATTTCATATCACCACGTAATAAAGCACCAGTATTAAATTTGGCATAAAAAATCCCTTGCTTACTGTCTTTTACTAGCCCTGCATTAATGCGTTGCTCTATACGAATAAGGTAAGGAACGAGTGAGTAATTAATAAAACCAATACCCAAGTTTTCAATGTTATTGAATGTGGCACGATCGGTGTTTTGCACCATATGAAGAGGAACGCGAAAAATACGGCAAATTTCCTCTAACTGAAACTTTCGTGTTTCAAGAAATTGCGCATCTTCAGCCGATAAACTGATTTGTTGCCACTTCAACCCCATTTCTAAAATCATCGGTTTATGTGCATTGGCTAACCCTTGGTGCTGTTCACCGAAGTCAGATTTCAGTCTTTCGTAAGCATCATCTTTTAGATATTGATCCGTTTGTAATACACCACTTGTCACAGCACCGTTTCCAAATAAACGCGAACCATGCTCTTCAGTGGCTAATCCTAAACCAATGGCTTGACGTGCATAGGCGATCGGACTTAATCCCACTAAACCATCAAGAGTAAAAATCCGTACATGCCAGATTTCTTGCTGTGTCAGTGTTTCACTTTTACCATTTGGAAATGTCACCTGATACTCAGGCTCCCATTGGCTATTTAATTTCGGCGTGACACAACTAGGATCGAGAGGCAGTAATTCAACCACTTCGCCTAAGGCGTACACCTTATAAGCATAAAAATTTCCCCTTAAACACAAACAGGCAATTAATAACTCCCAAAGCTCTTGAGGTGTCATGTAATTATTGGGCTTAACCGCCAGTAATTTGTGTAACCGTTCTTTGGTGGCGCGTTTATTTCCTCTTTCTAATTGTTCATATAAGGAGCATGGCAACATCCCTACCGATTCTGCAAGAACACGAATACAACTAAATACAGAAGTCAGTTGCATAGCGAGTTGTGTACTCACTCTTCGACCAGAATAAGTGTCATAAGACAATCCAATTAACTCACTCAGTTCTGATGAGGTCATCTCTTTCTGAGATTTCTGAAATAACCCAGGGAAAAACATTATTCCTCCTTGTTATTTCTAGGTTGTCCAAGCGCTCTTGAAACAAGGTATGACCATAAAAGGCACAATAAACCCGCGCAAATATAGCCCATCGGTGGGTAGATTAACCAAGCGCCCCATGACAACAAAAAGGCACCCGCAATCCCAACCAATAAGGCTGTTATTGTTAAAAATTTCATTAAATTTCCTTAGAGAGAGCGTAAGCCTCGAGAAGAGAGGATATTGGAAAGTGTTTTTTCTGAGTTATTCAACATTGCTCGACCAACAGCCATCATGACTGAAACAGCTCCATCAATTTTATTTTCATTGCCATCTTTTGTTGGTCTAACAACATCATCACTACCCGGCAAATACTTACCGACCACATTTTGAAAACACCACGTCATAATAGGGTTTCCATCATGATGAAATCGTCCTGAAGCTAAAGCTGCTTCTATTTCCTTCATGGGATCACTCATATTTGTATAATTTTGAGTGATAGAAATAGGCTCTAATCCTTCATCTTGTAGTCGATGAGATAACGCCACCGCACCAAATGGGTCAATTGGGCTGGAAACAATACTGAAATGTTCTCTCAATTTTAAGATAGATTCTTCAATCAAACGGTAGTCAACCTCTGCACCATCACTTGGTATTAATGCTTTCTGATTGACAAAACTTTGATACCGTTCCGCAGTCCTCAACTTGTCACTATCGGTTGAATAAATCGTATCTTCTGGCGCAAAAAATAATGGAGATATAGAAAAATAATGTTTTTTACCGCCAATTTCTCGCATAAAAATAGGAGCTACACAGTTCAAATCCAGCTTTGTTGCTAGGTCAATACCTAAATAGACATCTTCACCATAGAAATCTTCTAGTTTTAGGCTTTTATCTTCAGCTTTACGCCAATGATCCATATTGTAGAACGCTGATTTTGCAGAAACCCAAATATTGAAATGTTTAGTCTTTATCTGGTTTGTTTGTCTTGGTGTTGTAATACCAAGCTCTTGTTTTGCTAAAAGATAATCGTACTTTACTGACACATCACAATTTGGGTTAGACTTAATAATGGCTTCTGGTAATTTCCAATCATCATCTTTATCTATGGTATAAATAATGCCGAAAATCTGCTCATTTGCCCCACCAGTACGAATACCTTCAAGAATTTCAGTAACCTGAACTCGCTTATCGTAACAAGGACTTTGAATATCAAATCCTGCCGTTGTGATAATTAGCGTTAATGGTTGCTCTCGCGCCCCCATACCTGTTGTCATTGTTGTATATAACGCATCTGTTGAATGCTCATGATACTCATCAATAATCGCACAGGTTGGGTTATCACCATCACCAGGATCTCCAATCAAAGGAGCAAATAAAGAACCATCAGGACGAGTCATTTTTTCTGCCCATGGTTTGATTTGAAATCGTTTCCTCAGTGAGGGTAATTTCTTAACCATGGCTAAAGCTGGCTCAAATACCTTCCACGCTTGCTTTTCTGTTGTGGCACCACAGTACACTTCTGCACCATATTCACCATCAGCACAAAACATGTAATTTCCAACGGCTGCAGCAATCAATGATTTACCATTTTTACGCGGTACCTCAACATACATTTCAGTGAAGCGACGGTTGCCACATTTCTTTTTTACCCACCCAAAAACTACGCAGAAAATAAAAAGTTGCCACGGTTCTAGTGTGATCCGTAATTTACGCTTTGCCCACTCTCCCTTAGTGTGGGGCATAAGTTGAGCAAATCGACAAAAGCGCTCTGCCTTATCTTTATCAAAACGATATGGCCAATCTTTTTCTTTCGCTTTTTGGAGATCATCTAAGTGACGTTGACAGGATTGTTTAACATAAATACATGATGAAATTTTTCCGCTAACAATATCTCTAGCGTATTGGTTTGCAGCATTGACGCTCGGATAAGTAGCCATAATTAAAACTCATCAAATTCGTTCTCATCATTATTCTGTTCACTAGGCCCTGTCATTCTCATTCGGCTAAGTGGATCCAACCCAAGCAATGAACCTAAACGAGCGATTTGTGAAACACTGTCATTACGAACGGCGACAGCAGGGTGTTTTTTTAATCCACCCGAGCCACTCATTTCAGTAATACCACCACTTTCCAAATCTAATTTAGCTTGTTTTAAAATAACCTTTTCTGCTGTAAGCATGAGTTCGAAAGCATTGCAATACGCAACTAAAAGAGGGGCATCTTCAAGTTCAAATGTTCCACGTTCAATCAAGATTTTACTTTGTGTCTTCCAGAGTTTTATTGCTGACTCTCCCATCAATTCTGCAGGTGGGGCAATCCTTGTCATGCTACTCTTAGAATTTTTAGCCGGTAAATTTTTATTCCGGCCACCACCAGATGCACGGATACCGGCTGCCATTTATCCTCCTAAAAATGTTAAAAAGTTTCGAAAAAAATAATCCTTATTTCGCGTCTGTAAAAATTGACTTAAGGGGGCGGTCCTATAAGGCGAGAGTGGTAGGGATTTTACCCGCCCCTCCCCTATGAGGAATGGTACTGTTATCCTTGACCAATATTACCTTTCATCTGCTGTTCGGCACCGATATAGCCCACAGCAAGCAATGCTTCACCACCAGGATATTCCGCCAGCAACTTGTTTATTTCAGCAATACAATGTTCAACCTTAGCTCTGCTTTGTTCTGGTAGTTCAGCAACTATTCCTTTAAACATAAGTAAGGTTTGTTCATCTTGCGTCATAGCGTTCTCTCCTTTGCAGTCTTAGTTCTATGACATGGAATACATAACGACTGCAGGTTCTCTTCTGCATCGGTACCCCCATGTGCTTTAGCAATGATATGGTCAACTGTTTTCGCTTCGGTGGCTCGTCCTGCTCTTAAGCATTCCAGACACAGATACTTATCACGCTTGAGTATACGTACTCGTAACTTATCCCACTTGGCACCATAGCCACGCTGATGACGGCTCTTGCCTTGCTGGTGGGTTTCCCATCCTAAGTTCTGATGATCTTCACAGTAACCGTTACGTTCTGTTGTTGTCTTGGCGCATCCCTGTTTACGACACGCTCTTGGTATGCGAGGTGGCATGTTATCTCCTATAAAAAAAGCCACCAGCAATTAACTGATAGCTATCTATATAAACTCTATCAACGTCACTAAATAAATGACGTTTGTAGAATTAATCACATTTATTGATGTATTGTATTCTTTACCGTTGATAAATTTCATTTCCCATATAATATTAATATATCTTACCAATAATTAGGAAAATGATAATGACTACAAATGAAGTGGTAGAAGCAATAAGAACTGTATCTCGTGACTACAATCATAGTCAGCAGGGTGGGTCTGATACTGAAACTCCAGATTTATCAGATATATTTGAACCTAACGCATACGAAAATAGAATAGCTGATATATTGGAGAATATAGATGAACACACTGCTGTGAAAATTTTAAACCTAATGTATATCAGACGTGAAATAGAAGAAGATGAAGATTTCAGTACATGCTATCAACGTATGGTAAGAGTATTAAATCAAAACAGAGAGCATGCAATTCTGAAAGTATCTGAAAAATTACCTGTATTAGATCAATATTTATCTGACGCATTAGAATTAGCTAAAAAAGATAGAGTAGATATAGAGAAATTATAATTATTTCTTATTATTTTACGCTCCTATTGGGGCGTTTTTATTTATATGTAGACAACTTTTTATTTTATACATTCAGCTCTAAGATAATTCTGTAACCCTTTAATCATTTGCTCTGACTCTGCAATTCGCTCTCTGAGTAACCAATAATTTCTGATAGCGGTGTCAGTAGGTCGGGCGGTGGTTGCATCATCCATGCCGGAGGTTGAATTGGTTTCGTCTTTCGGACAACTGGCTCGGATGTACACCCGTTCAGGATTACGCTCACTAATATCACGCAAGCGACTAATTTCATTCTTTGCATTAACAAGCTCCTGTGTGTGTCTTGTATCAAGTTGATTTAGTCGCTCTATGCGTACTTGATAGTCAGTATTGATATCTTTCTGCTCTTCGAGTGCGGTAGTAAGTTCTTTGTTGTTTTCTGTCAGTGTGTTAATTCTTTTCGCTTGTGCATTAATAAGCGCACAACCACCAGCAACAATCCCCACCATCACAACGACAATGTAAAGTTTCCAGTGTTTCATAATTAGTACCGATGATGTGAGAGAGCTATCTGACAGTGCTTTTCTAAACTGGCTTTATCATTAACACATGAATTATCAATTGAGAGATAAACGCCACCAGCGACCGTGATGAGTAATACGAGGATAAAGCTGATAATGATAATTAAAGATTTCCATGACATAGTGCTGACTCCGCATCTCTACGACTGACTAACCCTCGCCATACTTTTCCACCTGCATAAACCCAGCGTTTCATTTCTTCACAAGCACCATACTGATCACCCGCATTTAATTTCTTTAGCAATGTAGAACGTGCAAAAGCTGTGGTACCCACATTAAAAGCAAAGGAATATAGAGAAGCTTTTGTTTTATCATCGACCGGCACTTTAACCAGGATATCAACTTGCTGTTGCGTTCTGATAAAGTCTTTTTGTAGTAACTCGTCACACTCTTGTTGTGTGTATGTCTTACCTTGAATGATGTCGTTTCCAGTATGGCCATAACAAACCGTCAGAACTCCAGCAACATCGCGGTAAGGTTCATAACGCACGCCCTCAAAATAACCAATCACTGTTAGTGCAATACTTACAGCGCCAGCACTCGCAACAGCTGTCACTTTTTGTTTTAGGTTCATTAGATGTCCTTTTTAGCTTTAGTCAGCATCTCACCGACTATTTTTTCGATTTCTCGCGGATCACTAGAACAATTTCGATGAACCAATTCAGCAAATAATGCTGTTCGTTTCCGCTGTTCTCGCCGTGTCATCAGATAAGTTGCTAATCCAAGAAGCATGCTAAATCCCATCCCTATTACAAAGCCCCATTCATACAATGAGAGACTTGCAAAAAAGGCAGTCAAGCCAGCTGTTCCGTAGGTAGCATTGGTTAATTTGTCCATGCGCATATACACCCCCTACGGAGTGTCCGTTGATGATTAATGTGAGTGAGTTAAACGTGAAAATATGAATCTTAAGTTAAACTAATAGGTCAGCCCAATGTAATTAACCGAAGGAATGGCTGATTTACTTCGGTGGAGAATGGAATGGACTACAAAACTGCTGAAATTTTAGCTCTACAACAAATTGTTGCGTTACTACTGCATCTGCTTCCCGAAGAAAAAAGGCAGATCGCAAACACCACTATTGAGTGTATAAAAAATCAAAACTTCAAAGCCCTAATGCTTGAGAACAATCCAAACTTAACAGGTGAACAATTGAGAGAGGGAGCGGATAAGCTTTCAAAAGCCTATTCATCTATCTTGAAGCCTGCTTTGGTTTTTGATAAAAACCTTGATTTTTAATAAGTTCCTTTGCTTTTTTTGCACCATTTTCTACACCTTGTAATAAGACATTTTGAATGGCGCTATCTAACTCACAGCTCGTTGCCTTTTGCATATCAGCGAGCTGTTTTTCCAGTGACTCAATTCTTTTCACTAAATCTTCTATTGATGGTGTAGATAATAGTAATTCAGATTTAAGCGTCGCGAATTTAGCTATTACATTACTGTCACTATCTTTCATTACCACATGACCATCCATCATTAATATATTTTTTTGATTGCTCATAACGACCTCTCTTAAATAGATCGCCGACTCACAGCTCTTGTGTGAACGTGAGGTGTTGTGATTGATTCTGTGGTCGACATATTTGTTATGCGTGAAGCTAATGCGCTAAGTTGAATCACTATGCGTTAAGTTAGCTTGACGTATATACGAAAAAAGACAGCCTAAGCGATCTTCTGAATGAGTTGTTCGGAATAACCGAACATGTGAACTATCCGGAAATTCCGGAGAGTTGAACCTGTAAGAATTACTTACAAGTTAGCGCTTTTATTTCTTGTTCGGTTTGTTCAAACCGCTCTCTCTCAAGCTCCACACCTAAAACCTCTCGATTAAGTTTTAGTGCTGCTTTCAGTGTTGCACCTGACCCCATAAAAAAATCAGCAACCAGATCCCCTTCGCGACTACTTGAGCGAATAATGTGTTCCATCATGGCCGATGGTTTCTCACAAGGGTGTTTACCGGGATAATACTGAACAGGTGGATAATCCCACACATCGGTGTAAGGCACATCTGCAGTTACAAAGAATGGTCGCCTTAGTAACCCATATTCTTTTATTAATTCTTGGTAGTCTTTTTGTAATGTAACCTGCTCACACTCTAACTCGGTAAACTGGCGGGATAACGGTGATAGTTTTTCGTGTTTATCAGCAATGTGTGCAAACAGTGTTTGTAACTTTTTATAGTCTTCCTCGCTAGGTAATTGCCACTGACTATTGCTGAACCAATGACTGCACATTTGCTTACCTGTTGCTTGGTCTATTTCTTTTGCACTCACCTGCAGTGCTAAACGAGCATTTCTAAAATAATCAATCAATGGCTTAAATACATTTTGCTTTAGCTCTTTACATTTTAACGAAAATTCAGAACCTTTAGCTGCGACTGGTTTTTGATAATGTTCAGCAAAAAGTATTCGTTCTGTTGAAGGAAAAAAGGTGCGCAGGCTTTCCTTATTTTGTTTTTTCCATGGCCCAGATGGTTTAGCCCAGATGATATGACTTAATACATTAAATCGCCCGCGAACAAGCAATTCAGTATCTGACGCCAATTTAGAACCACAGAATAAATACAAACTGCCATTGGGTTTTAATACCCGCCAGAATTCAGCTAATACCTCATCAAGCCAAGACAGATACGACTCAACATTATCCCACTGATTATCCCATGCGCATGATTTCACTCTGAAATACGGAGGGTCTGTGGCAATTAGATCAATGCTGTTATCGGGTAGTGTTTTCAATACTGATAGTGCGTCGTCATTAAATAGTTGCATCAGAAGTCCTTTTCTACGCAATAAAAAAGCCGATGACAGTTAAGCCACCAGCTTTATAAATTCTTCCTATTTTTAGGCTGTACGCATATAGCTATTTCCTTGCTTTGCGACAAACCCTGCTATTTCAAACTGAGTTAATAAAAACTCACAATTTTCATTACTTAGCCCAGTTTGATTTGAAATTACTTGTACTGTTTGCCAATCACTTTTTGAGATTGTTTCAAGTACACAACTTGCCTGTGTTGTCATATCACTATGTTTTAACATGATATTTTATACCTTTGGTTAGTTATTGTACATAACTACACATGTAACTCTGACAAAATAGAACGGCAAGCCTTATTTGTTTAAATAAGAAAAAAGACCACTAATGTGATCTTTATTTAATGATGTGAGTCAGTTAAAAGAGTTAATATGAAACTTTAGATAAACTAATGAATAGCTCCAATATGATTAACCAAATAATGGCTAATTAATTTTGGGAATTCAACGTATCAAAGGGGATAATAATGGCCAGTACTACTGACTTCAACTCTTGGTTATCTAACTGGGTGGATGGAAACGACCACTATGATGTACACGCTCTATATTCAGCTGTTGAAACTACTGAAGACATGGGGACTTACTCATGCGAGGTGGGCTCCAGAGACGGAACATGGGTAGTAAAAGCTCCACATGCCAATGAACATCTATTCCTTGCATCCAAGAGTGCGAGATCCGCATTTTTAAAAGCCCTTCACGATTATTCTGTTGGTCCTGATGATGAGATGGATATAGATTCATGGCATTATATGCACCGTGCAATGGAAAAAGATAAATCGTAACCTCTAAATAACAACCTATGTAATTAACAGCCGTTGTAATATTCATATCAGTGTGCTGTTTTTATTACCCATAGTTCAGATAACAAAAAACCTCGCAAAGGCGAGGTTTATTAAATTTAGTGTGGTCAAGTAATAAATATCCCACTATGAAAAGACTTTAATCCAAGTTCGGACAAAATACAACATTTATCTGTATATAAAACCAGTTAATTAGTAACTTGACTAAATACAACTTCAGCGTTGCTTTCTTCACTAAAACATTTACTAATTAATTGCTCATAAAATGGCTTCCAGTTTCTACGCCATGTTCTTTCATTAAGTTCTGGTAGTAATTTACTAATAGCTTGATATGCAACCGAGGAAGGCATTCTTCTATATCCGCGACCAGTACAGCGAGGACACTCTTTAAATACAGGTACACCCTGTAATTCAGTTTGCTCTTCGTCCAAGACTCGTCCTCTCCCGTTACAACGACATCGATGCGTAATAATTCCTTTTCCTCCACACATTTGGCATTTATCACCAACCAGTTCATTTTTAATCACTGGCTCCGTAATCACTTCGCCATTCGATTTTATAATGCCCGGATATTTAATGACGTCTTTGTAGCTATAAATAAGCTTTTTACCTTTGCAGCTAGGGCATTCACACACCGAACCCGCTGAACGGGCGTAATCTTCAAACGCCATTTTTGCGAGGATCACTAAACAGTAACCCAACTTATTTCCCGCCGATTTAGCCACCAGCTTAGGTGTTACCTTTAATGCATATTGCGTTAACTGCTCTACAGTGCTGAACTTATCTTCATCACTCACGTCATTCTTAGCAAAAAACGCAGACATGCCAAACTTAGCGCATTGTTCGGTCATACCAAGCGCACCTGCAGTATCCATTCCTTTCATTCTGTCAGGATCTGTACAGTTTGGTGTATCGGTGATCATCGGTGACTTTGGATAAAACTGTTTTAATGCTGATTCTAATTTCATGCCTATACCCCTCGTGCCGTACACACGTTAAATAAATGCACCGATACCTAAAGAACGGTTTAAAAAATGAAATAACAATTCGAGTTGATTGCCGTGAGTGGCTTCCCATTGTTTGGGATCTCGATGTAACTCGTCATGATGAATGCGACACAATGGAATAGTGAATAAGTCGTGAGCTTTCGTTCCCATGCCTCCCATACCATGACCTATGATGTGATGCGGATCATCAGCCTGTTGCCCACACACGCAACACGGTTGAGTTTTTACCCATTGCAACCATTTGGTATTTTCCCAACGTTGCATTTTAGGTTTCAGCAGAAATGAGGCTGGTGGCTCTGGATCGACAGCAACTTTAATAACCGGTTTTATCGCCTCTAAACGCCCGCTCATTGCAGATAATGCTGACATTTCATTTGGAACAATATCAGCCTCAGGAAATCCGCCGTGCACTCTGCGTTCTTTGGGTTTATCAGGCCAGTCCAACACTCTCCGCAATATGGCATCAGGTAATTCATCGATAACGTTATGCATAACAGCAAAGGTGAAAAAATCAGGTATCGTCAGCTGGTGGCCACAATCTAATCTCAAACGAAAACGAATAGTATCTAACATCCAATCAATACGATTTTTATGAGCCAGCTCAGCAACCCACCCTGCTGATGAGTTTCGAATATGATTATCGTGATACCAACAAGTGCGGATCACACCCGCTTCATGAAATGTGGTCACCAATTCATGATGATGATAGCTATCTGCATCGTTATTAATCTGACAACAATGAATATGATGAGCGACCCACGTATCCATCGGTGAAACTTTATCTATGGTGTGGATCACCTTTTTGTTATTGAGAAATTGAACAATGTACTTATTGTTTAAAATAGGCTGTTCATCACCGGTTAATGCGCCTGAGGGCAACACATCTAAACTCTGTGGTACATCACTGATGATCACACGCTGATGGTTTCTAAATTGCTCCAGCAACTCAGCTCCAGGTTTCAATAACACAACCCCCAATTCTTTTTGAATATACGGCGTTAACAGTAACTTCATGCGCTCACCTGTTTATTCAACATCACCATACGGATCAACTCATCCGTTTTACTCTCAAAGAAATGCGGTTGGGTTTCACGAGGATTATTAGGGCTCGTCATATTCTTCCCAAACTGACAACCTCGTGCAGTCACTGACCAGAACTCTTTTACTTTGCTGGCAGTTTTCGTACTTGGACGTGATAAACGCTCAACAATTCCGAGTTCGGCTAAACGTTTAAATGCCTGAGGTGCTGAAATGGGTAAATTGTGTTTTTTAATCAGTGTTGATAAAGCCACCGTAGGACGACTGGAGCCATCCATAGATCCACTGGGTGCATCAATCGCATAAACAGGGGCTAACTCAGGTAATCCTGCCATTGCTTGTAACTTTTGATAAGCCCCTAATTTTGATGAATTCGAAAAATTTAAACTTTTAGACATCGACTCCAGTAGTATCACACCCGCTTGAACCTTATCACTGAGTTTCTCCTGGTGCTGTTGTGACACTAAAGCATCAAAGGTGCGGATCACTTTTAAATGAAAAGACGCGCTGATCCACATTGCATAGGCATACACTAATTCTTTGCAAACATACGTCCCTTGGTTATATCCACCAGCGACAGTGGCAATAGGCGCTCCTGTGATCTCAGGAGCGGTCGAAATTTCATCAATTAACTCTTTCGTTTGAGCCAATGAACTCCAGTTCGATGGTTGGTGTCGTTTTTCACCACCTGACACTCGATGTAAATCATTTAAACAATAGCGACCGGCTACATCTCTACGAACCTGAAAACCATCAATAACAATTAATCCATTCATGCTATTTCTCTCCACGTTTTATTCGTGACCGTACATCACGTTATTAAATGAGCGGATAGTGATTTCTAACTTTCCACCCTTTACGACTTCCATTAACATCACATCCATATGCTTTACCTGCTGATCATCTTCCCAAATACCCGCATGTGTTAATGCATCAAATGGGGCCTTTAAAAAGTTATCAATATCCCTGCGCTGTTTTGTTGGTGGGTATAAACGAACTAGGACAGAGACATTTTCTTTAATAGCTTTAGGTTTTCGTTTTAGTTGCTCATAGACAGAGGCGATCGTGTTAATTCGAAACTTACGCCCTTTTTCACTGATCAGCGTTCGGCCCTTAATATTTCTCCAATACGAGTTAACGCTAGGTGGAAATGGCAATGTGAGCATAAGTTCAGGCATAAGTCCCCCACACTCCAATTAGCAATGTCACTACAAACCAAAACCCAACGAACAGAATATATTTAGTTAGCATGATTACCTCTTGCTGTTCTGACTAATGAGTCATAAGGCTCTGTTGGCAATTTACCCATGAGATCAAAATTAGAGGTGGCATGTTTTACCCATTTGATTGTGGGTAATGCGCGCTTTTTGGCCTTTTGTGTTTTCAGTTTTTGCAAGTAGGCCGATTCACCTAGTTTGCGCTCTTCAATTATCGCTTGGTAAATGCGCTCTGCCTCATTGGTCACAATGTAACGTACAGGGCGATCTTCATTGCCTACTTGTACTAATGCACCTAATCCATTCAGGTATGACAATGCTCTCGATGAGCTAGATAGAGCTATGCCTAAATCACGACTCACAATATGGCGATCAATCTTGTCACCCTCTTTATATTGGTTCAGTATTTGCTCTGTCGTTTTCATGCAACACCTCTCGATGCCAGCCACTTCATTTGCTCAATAAATGCTTTGCCAATTTGCTCTAATTCTTCTCTGCTAATGTAATCAAATGCTTTACCAGCCCATGTTTTATCAAATACGACAATTGCCCCGGCAAACATTGCACCAGATGGTTTTTGTTTTTCATCAGCTGGAATAAACCACTTCGGAACGTCAAAACCTATACGCCCACGGATAAAACAAACGTGATCCGCTTCTTCTGGCCACCATGTTTCTGATGTGGCTGCTTTTAATAAAAAAACATACCGACCGTATTGTTCACGCATAGCTAATGCATGGCTCATGATGTGACCAACACCTGTTAAAGGCTGGCCTTCGTGATATGAACTACGCGAGTAAGGAGGATTGCCGAATGCTGAACCGCCGATCTCTTTCAGTTTTTCAGCCCAATCTTGAGTGAGTGCGTTGTCCTCAATGGTATAGAAATGCGGGCATTTACTGTTTTGACCATCAGTGAATAAATCTAAAGTAAACGGTCCATATTTAGAGTTGATACCGTAGTAAAGGTTATCTGGTGATTGCCATTGGTCACCAATTTCTTTTAATTTATGAGCAGGTTGGCTTTTTAACTCCTGTAATTTCAGTGCGTAATCAATCATCACTTAGCCTCCAGTGCAACTTGTTCTGTCGCCTGTTTCCAGATACCACGGAATGAAGCTAAACCAGCAACTTCACTCATACGACCAAGACCATTTTTCTTTGCTTGCTCGACTGCTAATGCTTGAATACGATTTTCAGGTTTCCAGCCTGAGGTGAACATTTTTCTAAAAGTTTCATCACGTTCAACCGTGTTAATTTCCACTGAAACTTCTCCAGGCTTTAACCAACGACCATTCACACATTCAGGACGCCCTGCATCACGCCATTTGCTCGCCTTATCTTGGTATTCAATACAGTTTTCAGGAACAAATAATGTTTTAGGGCGTAAGTAATCACGCATCTTGGGATCTTTTTGCCATTTAGCTGTCAGGTAATCCGTAATTAATATCAAGTCTTCAGAGGTAAATCCTTCTGCTAATCGCGCCTTGATATGCCCGGTTGTTGTTTTTCCTTCACGATATTTGGAATTTGTCACCTTGTTGAAATAATCCAAAATTAATTTTTCAGGAGCGTTGTCGGGTTCAATAGGAACCTGACAAGAAGAGTTAGTCTCTGTTGTACTCTCTGAAGTAATCTCTGTTGTATTCTCTGTAAGATAAGGCCATTTTGACCCGTTCAGAACAGCGCATTTTGAACTGTTTGACGGTTTCAATTTGCGCTTATCGATAAGGTCATTTTGAACTGCTCGATTAGATGTATTATCACTGTTCGATTGGGTCATATTGACCCCATCAGTTAGCAGATGGTGATCGTAGTTAATCGCATAATAATTAGTACGGTCATGGTTCGATTTATTGATTTGCTCAATGCGTAAAACACCCTGCTTTTTCAAATTAGTAAAAGCACGTTTAATCGTTGATTCAGAGAAAAAAGGAAATTGATTCTTCCACTCTTCAACTGTGTTATAAATCCAGCGTGAGCCGTCATATTCAACACCTGAAGTAGTTTCAGTTAGCCAATATTGAATTTGCTGTAACAGCATCGCCTCATTTAAACCAAGACGTACCGCTAATTCAGGAATAACGACTAAAGGGCGACTTTTTAGTAATAATAAACTCATCTTGCCACCTCATTACTTAATACGTGTGTACTTCTCTTTAAAACGCTGTACAGGTTCACACTGTGGGTCGTCACAACCATCAAGCATAAAAATAACGCGCTGTTTTTCTCTGTCATAACGAACAACATGAACAACGATACCTCGGTGATTTTTATAGTAGCGATCAAGTTGGTTTGGGTTCTCATTGCTCATTGCCTCGTCCTCAGCCCATTCTTTGAATTAAAATCATCTACCAGCCAACGCATAAATTGGTAGTTGGTTTCTTGGTAGCCATTTGGTACTTTAATTTCATAGACAAAACGGCCATCACGTATTGAAGCTCGCACTTGCGTGCGACATGCTAAGTTTGATAATCTACTCATGCTAATTTCTCTTCACACAATTGAAATTTGCAACCGAAGCCAGCGACCGTACATCGTTGGCTTCACCCTTTCTGGATATAGCCATCTTTAATTTCTCTTTTGATGTAACGAAACAAATGCATTCATAAATGTGCGGATCTGCGAAATTAATCCATCTAACATCATTTTTATTTTCTGCTCTTCTTCGTTATCAATAACGCCGTCAGCTAAGCTGTCCTTCATCAATAACGCTAAACGCCCCTGCATTTCGTCAACATTGCTACGTAATGTGAATAGTTCTGTCTGATCTAAATCTGCAGGGCTAATTCTGTCCACGAGTAGACGGTTTGATTCACGAGCGACAAATTCAGCAAATAAAACGGTCTGAGAAATATCTTGCATCGCTAATAGCTCGTTTAAATCAAACGAACGACAGCCGTTTTTCTCGTACAATTTGTTATTGAATGAAATCAGAGATAAACCCAATGCCCCAGCCATCGCTTCACGCCCACCAGCTGTTGCCTCACACATCTCTTTCACAACTTGTTTTATTGATTGGTTACTCATTTCCTACCACCATTGATAAGTTCTTGTAGTTAACTGCTTTAAACGGTTTTGTTATTCTTTTGGCAAGCCATCGGTTTTATTTGGATAAAGATCAGGGCGCAGTTGATGTGGAGATACGACCCAACCACCTAACTCACATAATTGGATCACTCGTTCTGCAGGCACTTTATTATTTTTAATCCAGTTGAAAACTGACTGAGGGGAGTTAAAGCCGAACATTCGAGATACTGCAGACGGCACCCCAATTGTTCTGATTGCTTTTTCTGTATAATTTTCTTGATGCATAGATGCCTCTCCTTAAGTAATACATTAATACTACTTAAAGTAGACAAATAAAACAACTTAAAATAGAAATGACAACAATAGAATTGGCAGATAGAATTCTACTTATGGTAGAAGATAATAAATATAGTAGTTTCGCTAAACGACTAACCCAGCGAATGAAAGAAGCTAATATAGATATTCGGCAGCTGTCCGAACAGGTTGGCGTGTCTTATGAAATGGCACGTCGATATACGCTGGGTACAGCAAAGCCTAGAGATGATAAGATGGAATTAGTCGCTAAAACCGTTTTTTCAACCCCCGCATATCTTGATTATGGTGTCGGTTTACAAACAGATCCTCAGAATGAATTTAATAAAGATACCGCGATAGTCAGGCAAATTGAGGTATTTGCATCAGCTGGTAATGGCTATATCAATAATCCATTTCCAGAGGTCGTCAGGTCAATAGAAATACCACAAGAACGTGTTTATGAATTATTTGGTCGTAGGACTTTAGATGGTGTAATGATTATCAATGTTGATGGTGATAGCATGACCCCTACCCTAAATCCTAAAGATTTACTTTTTATAGATACTAAAATAAACCAGTTCAATGGTGATGGAATTTATATTTTCAATTTCGAAGACTCTACTTTTATTAAACGATTACAGCGTGTAAAAGGCAGGAAATTAGCTGTTATATCAGATAATGATTTCTACCCACCTTTTTTCATTGATGATCATGAGATGCATGAAGTTTTTTTTCATGGAAAACTCATAAGAAGCCTCCCAATGTCGTTCAAACAGTTTGCCTAAATATTAAAACCAACTAAAAGTTGGTTTTTTTACCCCCTCTTTTTCTACTTTTAGTTGTTGACAATATCTACTTTTAGTTGCATTCTATTTCTAAAGCAAGTTTAGACGCGAGGGAAATACTCATGACAACTGAACCAATAATCATAGCGCCAGATGGTTTCACTAATGAAGATATCGCAAAGTGGATGAGGGCCAAGTTGCAGTGCATAGATTATCTCCCTGTTTTACACGGTAAGCGAGAAAGACTAATGAGCGATGTAAAAAAGCTAGATGCCGAAATAGCAGAGTACATCAGTAAAAGCGCTATTCAGATACAAAGTAAATGATTTTTATGTGTGAAGAGAAACAATGGCTGGCTGAGTCTTTTACCATTAAAAGGGGTTGTGGTGATAATGTTCTGCTCAGTCAGCCATTTTATCAAATCTAACAATAAGTAAGGGTACTGGCATTATTTGTGAAATGTCTTATCAGGATTATGTTAACTCGCTAGTGCCCTTTCTTATTGTGTGAAGTGATAACGTGAGGTTATAGAAATGAGCAAAGAAGATCGTAAGACAAATGTCCCTGACTTTCTTTCCGAATTGGACGCTGGCGTTTTTGAAAATAAAGTCTCTGCTGTTTTAAATGATGTGGCTTTAGGCGTTTTAAATAATGGTGGAAAAGGCAAAGTCACTATTGAATTATATTTTGCTCGCCTTAGTAATTCAATGGAAGAAAAACGAGTTGAAATAACTCATAAACTTAAGTTCTCTGCACCAACACCACGCGGGAAACGGGCTGAAGAAGATACTACTAAAACACCAATGTACGTAGGTAAAGGTGGTAAGTTGACCATTATGCAAGAAGACCAAGGTCAATTATTTTCTTTGCAAGGTCAGCCCGACGGGAAATTAAAATCCGTTAATTAGTTTCCTTATTTTTAATTAAACCTATCCATTTAATTTAATGCTTTTAAATAAGTAGGAGTTTATTCATGTCTCAATTAGACGGTAATGCTATTTCGCAAATTCAAAATATGGCGGTGGCTTCATTAAGTCTCGAAGCAATAGAGAAATCTCTTTGCCCCGCCATTGTTCTTCCAAATGAATTTAAAGTGAGTAGTTTGGAAAATTTACAAGAAGGTCGCTTCCGTTTCCGTGGTGAAATGAAAACAACCAGTATCAGTGACTTTGTTAAATACTCAATCAAAAATGCAATTGATGAAGGTGTTAGCTGCTTTATTGATGCCGATGAAATGAGTGCCAAAACTATTTTTAATATCGGCACAATTGGTGAGCCTGGTCATGCTGATAATACTGCTCTTGTGAAATTAAAACAAACTGCCCCATTCGCAGCACTATTAAAAATTGATGGTGTTAAACATCGTCAAAAAGAATTAGCGGAATGGTTAGAAGACTGGCGTGATTATTTAATGGCGTTTGATGCTGACGGCAATGTTTTAGATATCAAACAAGCTATTTCTGCTGTTCGCCGTATTACAATTGAATCAACACGCTCTGCTGAACATGAAGATCACGATTTTAGCGCCAAACGTTCAGTATTAGAAAATGTTGAAGCAAGAAGCAAAGATGTTATGCCTACTGCATTCCAGTTTACCTGCACCCCATATGACGAGTTAAAAGAACGTAGTATTAAATTGCGTTATAGCGTGCTTACTGGCGGTGATGTTCCCGTTTTAGTGCTCCGTATTGTCCAACTTGAAAACCTTGAAGAACAAATCGCTCAAGAGTTTCGCAATCTACTTTGTGATGAATTTGATGAAAGTGATATTGAAACATTCATTGGCAAGTTTTCAGCTTAATTATTAATTAATCGCCATCTTATTGGTGGCGATATTACTCAAATAGGAATAACTGAAAATGGCTAACGGATCAGTAAACAAAGTAATTCTTATCGGCAATTTAGGGTGTGATCCTGAAATTCGCTACCTGCCTTCTGGTGGTGCTGTTGCCAATTTAGCTGTGGCCACATCAGAGAAATGGCGTGACAAACAAACAGATGAAAATCGCGAAAAAACAGAATGGCATCGTGTCGTTCTGTTTGGAAAACTCGCCGATATCGCCAGTGGCTATTTGTGTAAAGGCTCGCAAGTTTATATCGAGGGCCAACTACAAACGCGCGAGTGGGATGATAACGGCGTTAAACGCTATACAACAGAAATTGTTGTAAAGATTGGCGGTTCAATGCAAATGCTAGGTGGTGCTAGTAAATCAGTAGGTTCACAACCGGCACAGCAAAACCCGCCACCGGCTCAACCTCAAGCACAGAGTAGTCAACCACCAATGGATTTTGAGGATGATATTCCCTTCGCACCTATTGGGCTTATGTATCCACGCCATTTAATTAATGTGGTTTAACCCACTTACTCAGTGCAAGGATGCAAACAGGAGATAGATATGACTATTACATTAACAACGAAGCAAATAATGGCTATGGCTGATTTTGTCGGCTTAAAAGTAGAACCTCACGGATTAGATATTAATGATGAGACTGAATACACCATCGAGCCACGTAGAGATAAAGAAACCGGTCGTGTGCATGTATTTTACTGTACTGAATATCCAGAAGAAGGCGCCATTCAGCTGGACTAATTAACTCGCAGGGATGCAATAAGAGGAATGAATATGAAAGAGCGCGGAATTATTTTTAACTCAGAAATGGTACGCGCCATCCTTGATGGCCGTAAAACTCAAACTCGTAGAATCATGAAATCCCAACCAAAAACAAATGAAAATGGTGATATATGGTGGCCTAGTAATATATGTCAGTCCATGATCAATATTAAAGAAATGATGCAGGACAACGAGGGTGTATGGGCTGGAATTGCTGGTATATCCTGCCCGCACGGTGGTGTTGGCGATCACCTTTGGGTTCGTGAAACATTTAAAGCAGGGGTATGCACTGAATCAACAATTGCATATAAAGCTACACATAAACCATCTGATTTAGAAGAAGGATGGTATGAAGAAATTAAGTGGACTCCATCTATACACATGCCTCGCTGGGCTTCACGCATTACGTTAGAAATTGTTGATGTTCGTGTTGAGCGTTTAAAAGATGCTGGAGATACTGAGTTTAAAGCTGAAGGCTACCCTTTAGATCGTGAATTAACTGGCGGTAGTATGGATCCGTTTTGCTGGTTTCGTAACCTTTGGGATTCAGTGTCACCTACTAACTTTAAATATGCAGATAATCCGTGGGTGTGGGTGATTGAGTTTAAAAGGATTTAATGATGGAAATAAAAGGTCAATTAATTAGTAGTCAGCGTTATTTAAATGAGTATGTTGTTTTAGATAAAGTTAAAAGATTTAAAGTGTTTATTGTCGATATATTGCATGTAACTTTAAGAGGTAAGCAATATACATTATTAGTAAATGGGCATCATAATTTCGCAGCTGCAAAAAGGTTAGGGATAAAACCACAATACAGAACACCTAAAAAATTATTAAAAGCATTTAACTCCTGGTCTCAAAGTGAAAGAGAAACTTTTATTATAAATAACCTAACTGATAGCCATTTATATGATGTAAATACAGGTGAGGTTGTGCAGGAGTTAATGGAACCAGATTTTAATAATATGTCATTTCAACGAAATCTAACAAACGGATTAAAATTGTATCAGCAATAACCACCAGCATTAACTAATATCTATTTAAACTGTGTACGGACAGTGTGGAGAGAAAATATGTATTTTGAATGCATACCGATTTCTATGTATTGCAAGTTATTTGGTGAATCAACTGACGCAATAAATAAGCGGTTACAAAGGCAATTCTGGCATGAGGGAGTTCACGTATTGAAAATTGAAGGCGTAAAAGAACGCTGGATTGATATGAAGGAAGTCAATAAATGGGCCAGACAAAACAAAATAAACTCCCCCGCGGAGTGATGATTCGTAAGCATAAATCAGGAGAAACAATTAATATTTCATTCACATTTAAAGGGGTTCATTGCCGTGAACCTCTATCTAATCTTGAAATAAACTCTAAAAACATAAAATACGCAGAACGTTTATTAGGTGAGATATATAACAAAATAGAAAAAGGCATTTTTTCTTATGTTGAATATTTCCCTAAATCATCAAAATTAAAAATATTTGGTAATAAATGCAAAGGAAGGAGCATAAATGAATATCTAGATGAGTATTTAGATATTTGTAAAACTAGAGAGTTGTCACCATCAACAATTGTTGGTTATAAAAAATGTAAAAATGCACTTTCTGCATTACACGATTTATCAGTTGTTGATTTAACGCCAGGGATATTAAAAACATGGATACAAAAACAGAATACGTCATTAAAGACAATTAGAAATCAATTATCTTTCTTACGAAGTGCTTTAGATGAGGCGGTAACTGATGGTTTAATTCTATCTAACCCAGCAACTTTAGTAACCGCATCAAGATATCAGACAAAAAGTAGTTCGCTAGAGAGTGACTATGTTGTAGATCCTTTAACGCCTGAAGAGGTAGATAAAATATATAGCTCCACAAAATATGATCAATGGAAAAACTTATTTCAGTTCGCAGTCAACACAGGCTTACGTAGCTCTGAATTATGTGCGTTGAGGTGGGATGATATTGATTTCATTAACAACAAAGCGCATATCAAATCAGCTAGTGTTGTTGGCGTGATTAAAGGCACTAAAACGAAAGCTGGAACACGAATTATAGAATTGAATGAATATGCTATTTCAGCCATAAGCTCCCAAAAGAAATTCACTTTTTTAAAAAATGAAACTATTTTTGAAGATCCAAAAACAAATGAGGCTTGGGCTGGTGCTGACGCAATTAGAAAAAAGGCATGGGTACCAACACTAAAGAAAGCTGGAGTACGATATAGGAACCCATATCAAACAAGACATACATTTGCTGTCAAGCATATTAGCAATGGAGTTAACTTATTTTGGTTGGCTTCACAGATGGGACATAAAGGCCCTGAAATGCTTTTCAGACATTATGGATCGTATTTGAAAGAGTATGATGGCAACACTTCTATTTTAAAGAAAGTAGACAGCAGATAG